GATTCGTTAAGTGCACATTTCGAGACTTTAGAACTTCGCTATTTGGATATATACTTAGCAAAAATTAAGTTTCCACGTCGGCCTGTTTTGGATTATTTATTCTATAGGAATAAAAAGAGGATGAATATTGAAAAGAATATAGAGTGTTTTAAGCATCATGGAACCTGTTCAGTTAAGTTTACTTCTATTGAACAGGGTTTTGAGGACATATATAGATGTGTTAGAGATTATAAGAGTAATGAAGATTTGATGGCGAGTGTGTATGCGGAAATAGTATCTAAATATTATGTTAATGGAGCAGATTTTGTGATTAGAATGCAAGCTCATTGGGGTAGTTATACTGAATATTATCGAGAATTGTATACTAGTGATTCTCAGATAGCTATTCGACCTTTGACGCCTCATAAGAATACGCCTATTCCGACGAATGTTGAGATGCCTTCTTTCTTGAGAGAAATAGTAGGTATATTGAGTGGGAGGTATTTGCGACAACTTACGGGTATAGATATGAATGTTAGACCAGGATCTCTTGCAGAGTTATGTCTCAAGAGATTGAGTTGGGAGAAGATTTTATATGAACAGTGGTATGGCATGCAGCAAGTTATCTATACCACGAATAATGTATCACCTAGTAAAATGATAGCTTTATATAAAACATTCGATAATGATGGGGCAATGCGGGGTTTTTCCTTTGCTACGTTAAGAGGGATAATTCCTAGAGGCCTTCGCCATCTTGAACGGATGTTAGATTGTGAAAATAGGGTGGGTACAATGTTATTTAGATACTCTCCAGAAAAGTTGTTTAAGTATATTAAGATAGGGACTTCTGGAGGAATAATTAGTACGCGTACTGGGCAAGAGACTATCAAAGGTAATGTCTATTGTGTTAAGAATAGTGGCGACAAGATTCATCATCTTGAAGCTGCTATAAAGCATTTTCATAAGTTTATTTACTGTGTTTGTACAGGAAAGAAACATGTTTTTCAGCCATTGTGTGTTCTCAAGATAAAAGGAGAATTTAAATTTGGGCATGAGAAGAATGTAGATGGTTTAATGCAAATGTTAATGAAGAGTAGGGAGTTTTTTATACCTAGTGTAGATATGGTTTTTTTGTCTACATTATTATTTGAGCAAAGAATGTTTTTTGAAAGAGGTAATTTAATTCGAATAGGTATGAAATATTGGCATGGAGGAGCTTATGAGTTGGCAAAATTTTTGAATTATGATAATCCAGATATTTTTTTTTTTGATGGAGACATTGAAGGATTGGATAAAAAGATAAAGGATTGGCAGCTATATTTATATATAGCTTCTGGTTCTAGATATTTTGATTGGAAGAGTATGAATAGCAGGCAAGTTAAGGTTTTAAAGAAGTTAATTCGTATTCTTATGTATCATATTTCTAATAAAGTTGTTTTGTGCACGGGTACTTTTTGGCGAATAATGCGGGGAGTTATGTATTCAGGCGGTAAAGAAACATCTCATGGAGATAGTTGGATAATGGGGTTTGTTTTTTGCTGCTATATTGTTTATACAATGGATAAGTATCCAGGAATGATGGCTGCTATAGAATATGCTTTAGATAGACGTTTTTTGGCTATAGTGGTTTATGGAGATGATCATATTATATGTTGTCCTAAGATATTACGAAATATAATTAATGTTCAGTATTTTTCAGAATTTTTGTCTACTTATATGGACATGATTCTGAGAGATTATCGTGAGTATGATTCATTTCTGTCTATTCCTGATGATTGTGGAGGTTTAAAGTATAAGGGACCTAGATTTTTAAAAGTTTTTTTTATAGCAAATACTATAAACCCAGAGCTACCCGCAGTTCTACCGTATACGTTAATTAATGAGCGTATGTTAAGACTTTTTTCAGACGCAGAAGGTTATGCAGAGAAGTATATTTTAAAAGCAATTAGTGCGGCTTGGATGTCTTTTGGTACTAATGATTTTTTTTATCAGTTAGCTTTTGAGTTTTATGAGTATTTGATGTTATCTCAGCGAAGAACACCCTATCAGATGTTTCAGGATGCTATGCAGACTAGAGATGGTAAACTAACTATTAATAAAATGATTAGGAGGTGTGGTATGACCCCAGAACAGTTATTCAACCATTTCCCCTCTCAGAAAGAGTTAATAAAAAGGCATTATTATGATCCACAATACTGCGCATATGGTAATAAAGGAGATTGGTTATTTAGTATGGAAGCGGAGTTTAGTGGGATTAAGGTTGGTTTTAATCAACCTTTAGATGATGATGATCGTCTATAAATCACCAGATAATAA